ATTACGATGCCTTCCAACACGTCAACCACCGCACTAATTAGGAGTTCAAATTGATCGTTACCACCACCAAAGGCGACATGGATGATTCTTTGCTGGAAAGGAAAGATGGCTCCTTGGACAATGACATTGAAACTACGACATGGACAGAGTATTGGTTAGATGGTGAGCTTGTTCACCGTTCTGTGCATGTGACCCTAAAGACATCTCCCGCGCTGTTCGCAGAAGCAGCAAGCTTTTAATAAGGATTCATCATGGCAAACACCCAAAGTATGTGCACCTCGTTCATGGGGCAATTGCTCAATGGCGGTCACCAATTTGGCACGATTACACTTGTCTCCCGCACAAGTTTGACTGCTCCTACCACCGATACGTTTAAAGCCGCTTTGTATTTTGCATCTGCAACTATTAACGCCAGCACAACTGCATATTCCGCGACAAACGAGGTAACCAATACTTCCGGTACGGGGTATACGGCGGGCGGCGTAACTGTAACTAACGGAACAGCGCCTACTGCCACCAACAGTTCTTCTACCGCTGGCGTTGCTTACTGGACACCCACCGCAAGTTTCCAGTGGACGGCATTGACTGTAACTACAGCATTTGACTCGGTGCTTATTTACAACTCTACGCAAAACAACACGGCTGTCAGCGTGCATACCTTTGGCTCACAGACCGTGACCTCCGGTACGTTCACATTGACCATGCCTTCTAACAGTACAACTACCGCGCTGCTTCGTTTAGCAACAACGTAACACCCCAAGGTTGGTATGGCAACCGCATGGGGCGCGAGTACTTGGGGCAGTAATACTTGGGGTGGTCTTGGTGAGACACTAACGGGCGTTGCTACCTCTGGGGATGTAGGAACAGTTACTGCGTCAATAGCTTATGGCGCCGCACTTACAGGCGTATCTGCAAGCGGAAATGTCGGCGATTTAGCACCAAGTACTACAGTTGCGTTGACAGGGGTTGAGGCTACGGGCGCGGTAGGTACCGTTGTAGATACAGTTTCTTCCGAAGAAACTGGCGTTGCAGCGATTGGTGGTGTGGGTACAGTAGACCCCGGTCTTACAATTGCTCTTACTGGCGTTTTAAGTTCAGGAGATATTGGGACAGTTGTTCCGTCGTTTCCAGTAGATGCGGATCTCAGTGGTGTACAGGCGGTCGGCTCAGTGGGTAGTGTTTCATCCAACCGAACCATTGCTCTTACCGGAGTCTATGCTGCTGGGGATGTCGGGGTTGTAACTGCGGTATATTGGAAACTAATTGATGACATGCAGTCAGCAAACTGGCAAAATATAGGTGATGGGCAGACCCCCGGATGGTCAAATATTTCGGATGAAGAAACCGCAAATTGGGTTCTTGTCCCTACTTAGGAGTTTTAAATGACAGTTACAGCCAGCACACTACTAAGTTTGCCACTTATTACTACCGGCACAGAATCCGGGGCGTGGGGAAACTTGGTAAACAACGGCCTTACATCCTACTTAGACAACGCGATTGCGGGAACTGTAACCCTGACCAATGATGGTGCGGTAACGCTATCAAATACGGCGGGGACGGACACAGTAACTAATATTGTCTCCAGCCTAACCGGCGCGGGGGCGGTATCATCGCAGTTTGCCATCATCAGGGTAACAGGTACGCTGACCACCGCAAAAGTTCTGACGGCCCCATCATTAAGTAAAACATTTGTTGTTGTAAACGCTGCAACAGGCAGTACTGTAACTATCAAGGCATCCGGGCAGACCGGTATATCTGTGGCAGTGGGCGAGACTGCTACTGTGTACTTTAACGGCACAGACTATGTTAAGAGCGCAACCACCCTATCTGGCACAGGTACAGTTACTTCAGTCGCAGCATCTGTTCCTGCTTTCTTGTCAATCGCTGGCTCCCCAATCACTACTAGCGGGACGCTTGCCATTACCTATTCTGGTACTGCCCTCCCCATAGCCAACGGTGGTACTAGTGCAACAACAGCGCCAGCGGCTAATGCAGCTTTGCAGACATACACCACAACTGCAACAGCGGCTGGAACGACTACGCTGACAAACGCAAGCACCTACTACCAATACTTCACTGGCTCTACCACACAGACAATCCAAATGCCTGTGACAAGCACTTTGTCGCTTGGTTGGTCGTTCCATATTGCCAATAACAGCACGGGCAATTTGACAGTTAACTCCTCTGGCGCGAATGCTATTGGAACTATATTGCCCGGTACAACAATGCACATTACTTGTATTGGCACTGCATTGACTACTGCGGCTGACTGGGATTATGGGATTACTGATTTTGGCTCTGTAACTGGAACTGGCGCAAACGTACTGGCTACAGCGCCTACACTTACCAACCCCACGGTCACCAACTACGTTGAAACGCCTTACACTGCCACCATCTCGGCGGGCGCAATTACTTTAGATTTAACTAATGGTACTGTGCAATTTATTACTTTTGGTGCAGCCAGTGCAACTATAACCATGCCAACGGCAGTTTCTGGTAAATCATTTACTTTGTTTTTAAAGCAGGATTCAGTAGGTTCTCGTGCCGCGACATGGACTACGGTGTCATGGCCCTCAGCTACAGCGCCAACTTTAACCACTACAGCAAACAAATTGGATAAGTTTGTATTTACAAGTAACGGTACAAGTTGGTTTGGCTCTACTGCTGGTCAAAACTACACCTAAAGGTTTGTTATGTTTTCAAGTAGCGGCACACAGGTTAGTTCATCGACAACGCCTAAAGTATTGGCGGTAGGATACGCAGTAACTCCATTTATTACCGCCTACTCATGGGGTACAAGCGGATTTCGGGGTATTTACAGTAACCCAGCTACGTTACCTACTGGCACTGGATTCAGCGTAGCTTTTAGTCCAAATAGCGCTAGTATTGCTGTAGCTCACGATACAACTCCATTTGTTAGTGCATACCCTTGGTCTGGTAGTGGATTTGGAACTAAATACTCTAACCCAGCTACGTTGCCTACAGGCAATGGACTTGGCGTAGCCTTTAGCCCAGATGGCGCTAATATCGCCGTAGCTCACAATACAACACCTTATGTATCTGCTTACCCGTGGTCTGGAAGTGGATTTGGAACTAAATATACTAATCCAGCTACATTACCTACTGGTAATGGAAATAAAGTAGCATTCAGTCCTGATGGATTAGCTATAGCTGTTGCTCACACTACAACACCTTTCGTAACAGCCTATCCTTGGTCTGGAAGTGGATTTGGCACAAAGTATTCTGATCCGGCTACACTGCCAGCGGGTAATAGCAGTGGCGTAGCCTTTAGCCCTGATGGATCAGCTATAGCCGTAGCAAGTAATTTAACTCCATTCATTACCGCTTACCCTTGGTCAGGCTCTGGCTTTGGCACAAAGTATTCTGACCCAGCTACATTGCCTGTTGGCAGTGGAAACAGTGTAGCCTTTAGTCCTGATAGTTCTGCTATAGCTGTTGCTCACTCTAATACACCCTATATCACTGCATATCCTTGGTCAGGTAGCGGTTTTGGGACTAAGTATTCAAACCCCGCTACATTGCCTGCGGCTACTGCACTTATCGTAGCCTTTAGTCCTGATGGATTGTCTATAGCAGTAGGTCATAATGCTACACCATTTGTAAATGCTTACCCTTGGAGTGGTAGTGGCTTTGGAACTAAATACGCTGATCCAACATCATTGCCTCCAGCTACGGTGCGATCCTGTGCATGGGGTACAGTTGGTAATATAAAGTATTCTCAATTTTTGGCTGTTGCTCATACTTCAACACCATTTATTACGGTTTACCCGTGGAGTGATGCGTTGGGTTTTGGAGTTAAATATGCTAACCCAGCTACATTACCTCCAAGCCAAGGGGTGAGCGTAGCTTTTAGTCCTAGTGGTTCTGCTATAGCTGTAACTGATGCTTCCACACCTTATATTACTGCCTATCCTTGGTCTAGTAGTGGATTTGGAACTAAGTATTCAAACCCAGCCACATTGCCAATAGGACAAGGAAATAGTGTAGCCTTTAGTCCAAATGGTGCTGATATTGCCATAGCTCATACTACATCGCCATATATAACAGCATATCCTTGGTCTAGTTCTGGTTTTGGAACTAAATATTCTGATCCAGCTACGCTTCCAACAGGACAAGGAAATGGCGTAGCATTTAGTCCAAACAGTGCTAATATTGCTGTGGCTCACACTACCACACCCTATATTTCAGTCTACCCTTGGTCTGGCAGTGGATTTGGAACTAAATATTCTGACCCAGCATCCGCGCTTTCGGGAGATGGCTTGAGTGTAGCTTTTAGCCCTGATAATTCCACAATTGTAGTAGGGCACAGCAATACACCAAATATTAGCGCTTACCCTTGGTCTGGCAGTGGATTTGGAACTAAATATGCCAACCCCTCCACCTTGCCAACGGGTCTTGGTAAGGGCGTAGCTTTTAGTCCTAACAGTTCCGAAGTTGCGGTTTGTCACAATATCACGCCGTTCATTACCACATATCCTTGGTCAGGTTCTGGATTTGGAACTAAATATGCTAATCCAGCTACATTACCTACAGGTACCGGAACTAGCGTAGCCTTTAGCCAAAATGGTGGTGCAATAGCTGTAGCTCACAGTATTACACCGTTCACCACTGCATATCCTTGGTCTGCTAGTGGGTTTGGGACTAAATATACTAATCCATCTACACTTCCTCCTGCTGCTGGATTTGGAATATCTTTTGGACAAATTACTACTTAACATAAAGGAAAATCATGGAAACTGAAACCAAACCTCAAACTCGTGAAGAAATTTTGCAAGCATCTTTGGATGCCCGGATTCAAGAGGTCATGCACTACCAGATCAACATTGACAACTACACGTTGGCTTTGGAAGAAATAAGCAAGTTGCCGCCTGATGAGCGCCATGAACTGTTAGCTTTTACTGAGCAGTTGCATACACTGTTTGCGTCTGAAAAGATTGAACAGAAAAAAGCCAAGATTATGTTGGCGGTTATAAAACAACAAGTGGGGTGACTCTATGTTTGCACTTATTGAAAATGGTGCGGTCAAACAATATCCGTACAGCATTAACGATATAAAACGCGCTAATCTTAATACCAGCTTCCCCGCTGATGTTAGCGATACGTTGATGGCTGAGTACGGGGCTATGCGGGTGTATTTTGCCACGCAACCTACTTTGTCGGACACGCAAGTGCTGGTAGAAGACACGCCCGTATTTGATGTTGACGCACAACGTTGGACACAAGTGTGGCAAGTGCGGGAAATGACAACTGAAGAAGTGACGCAGCGTTTTGACAATGCGGCATCTGCCATTCGCCAACAACGTGACAGCAAGCTAGCTGAATCTGATTGGACTCAACTTGCCGATAGCACCGTAGATAAGTCTGCATGGGCAACCTACCGCCAAGCGTTGCGTGATGTACCTAGCCAAACTGGGTTTCCGTGGGACATTACTTGGCCTGCTGAACCATGATAAATGCGCTTGCTTCTTCTAATTTTTCTGGCGCTGATTACAGTGTCATCGGCAGAGGACAGGCTCATGCTGTCTGCAACGCCGCCAGAGAAGTTGGAAAAGCCCAAGCCGATACAAAGCTGCTCGGTATACGACCTTTATGTGATGGCGTGGACGATACACGACCCAATGGAGCGGCGCATAGCCATGCTGGACTGGCTGGATAAAAATGTATGCAGTACCAAAAACTACGAGGATATTTGGAACTCATTGGGGGAATGGGCAGGCGCATCAGACAATGCTTTGCTACGCGCAAAGGTAATACAGGGGTACGAGAAAGCGTTAAAGAGGGAAAACAAATGAACGAAAACATCAAAGCTAGGTTGACGTTTGCAGTGACCTTGATGGTCAGCGCCACCCTTTGTATCTCTGTACTGGGCATGGTTGGCGCATTCCTAATGGGATTGTGGTCAAAGGAAGTAGACAACAGCGAAATCTTCAAGTTGCTGTCTCCTGCGTTTCAAACCATCATTGGTGGATTCATTGGCTTGTTGGCTGGTGTGAAGTTGTCCCACGACGAGGACGAACCCCCTTGCAAGAAAAAGGATTGATATGCTTGAACTATTAGGCGGCGGTATCTTTGGCTCCCTGCTTGGGGGCATTTTTCGTTTGGCACCCGAGGTTCTGAAGTGGATGGACAAGAAGAACGAGCGTACCCATGAACTGGCTATGTTTCAGCAGCAGTGCCAATTGGAGACCCTGCGTGGTCAGCAGAAGCTGGCTGAGATCGGTGCACAGCGTGAGGCGACGGTAGACGCTGGCGTTATGGATGCGTTTAACTCTGCGATTGAGCAGCAGACCGAAATGGTCAAAGTTGCTGGGGGATGGGTAGCCAGCCTGTCCGCATCCGTCCGCCCTGTGGCAACCTACTGGATTTTACTGCTGTGGAGCTTTGCTCATATCTGGTTTGCTTGGACTGCGTGGGCGGCTGGTGCGCCACCAGAGGCTGTGTTTAAACTCATCATGTCGGCTGACTTTGCTGCTCTGGTATCTGGAACACTAAACTACTGGTTTCTCGACCGCACACTGGCAAAACGTGGGCTATGAACTTAGAGCTTGCCGCAGCACTGTGCAAACAGTTTGAGGGCTTTAGGGGTAAACCCTACCTCTGCCCTGCGGGTATACCCACTATTGGTTACGGTAGTACCTATTATGGGAGTGGTGCAAAGGTTGCACTAACTGACCCACCAATGTCAGAACCAGATGCCACGCAATTACTATTCAACGAACTACACCATAACTACCTACCAGCGGTGCTGCGCCACTGCCCCATACTGCTTACCGACGAGCGCAAGTGCAACGCCGTCGTAGATTTTGCTTATAACTTAGGCACAGGCCGGTTGCAGACAAGTACACTCAAGCGTAAAATCAACGCGCAAGACTGGGACGGGGCCAAAGAGCAGTTAATGCTCTGGACAAAAGGCGGTGGACGAGTCTTGCCGGGGTTACTTAAACGCAGAACTGCCGAATGCCGATTATTGGATTGACCCATGCCATTACAAAAACTGACGTTGAAGCCGGGGGTTAACCGGGAAAACACTCGGTACACCAACGAGAACGGCTGGTATGAGTCCGACAAGATTCGGTTTCGCCAAGGCACGCCTGAGAAAATTGGTGGCTGGGAGCGTATTTCTGGCAATACGTTTATTGGTATTTGCCGGTCTCTTTGGAATTGGGTAACGCTGGCTGGCGCAAACCTGATGGGCGTAGGCACTACATCCAAGATGTACATTGAGAACGCTGGGTCTTATTACGATATCACCCCCATCCGCGCAGAAGACACGCTGACTAATCCGTTTGCCACCAGCACAGCAACTAACTCAGGTGGGTACACCACAGTAACGGTAACGGACGCTACGGGCGGTTTTACTGATGGGGCCTATGTAACTTTTTATGGTGGCACTGCGATAGGCGGGGTTACGGTGTCGGGTGAGTACAGCCTTACTTTTGTTGATGCGTCCACTTATACAATCCGTGTTTCTGGCACTGCATCTTCCTCAACTACTGGAGGCGGCACCGTCTACGCTGTCTACCAACTCAACCCCGGCGGCGCTACATTTACTCCGACTATTGGCTGGGGCGCGGGCACTTGGGGCGGCGGAGTTTGGGGTATTGGCACGGTAAGTCCTACTGTGGTTGCTCCAATCCGCATTTGGAACCAAGTTAACTGGGGCCAGAACCTTTTGTACGGTGTAGCCGGTGGGCCTTTGTACTACTGGGATGCCTCTATTGGGTACTCCGCCCCCACAGTCACGATGACAATTGCTACCCCTTGCGTAGTCACATCTACCGCCACGCTTGCGGACTTAACCCCAATTACATTTGCCACCACTGGAGCTTTGCCGACTGGTTTATTGCCCGGCATAACCTATTACGTTCGCTACCTGACCAGTACCACATTTAACCTATCGTCCACCCCCACAGGCGCGTTAATTAATACATCTGGTACGCAGTCCGGGGTGCAGAGCATATCCCCTCGTGGTGTTTTGGTGTCGTCTTTGGCGGGTGCAGATAACTATGTGCCGCTGTACCAGAACGTGTTTACGGTGTCGGATGCCAGCCGCTTTGTGTTGGTATTTGGAACCAATGATTACGGCAGCACGGTGCTTGACCCCATGCTCATCCGCTGGTCGGATCAGGAGTCTTTGACCACTTGGTACCCGGCAATTACCAACCAAGCGGGTAGTGTGCGGCTGTCCCACGGCTCCAAGATTGTGTCCGTATTACAAAGCCGCCAAGAGATTTTGGTGTGGACGGACTCCACCTTGTATTCTTTGCAATACCTTGGGCCACCAGTAGTTTGGGGCAACCAGCTTCTTGCAGACAACGTTTCCTTGATTAGCCAGAACGCCCCTGTTATTGCTTCCGGTGTAACTTACTGGATGGGCGTGGACAAGTTCTACAAATACGACGGGCGGGTGCAGACTCTTAACTGCGACCTGCGCCAATATGTTTACGGGGATATCAACCTCACTCAATCGGTGCAGGTGTTTGGCAGTACCAACGAGGGCTTTAACGAGGCTTGGTGGTTTTACTGCTCAGAGGAAAGCAACGTAATTGACCGCTACGTCATCTACAACTATATTGAGAATGCTTGGTATTACGGCACTATGGGCCGCACGGCTTGGATTGATACCGGCCTGCGCAATTACCCAGTGGCTGCGACTTACTCCTACAACCTTGTAAACCACGAGTCCGGCGTAGATGACAACACCACGGGAACTCCGGCGGCAATTGAAGCCACTATCACCAGCGCTCAGTTTGATATCGGTGACGGCAACAACTTTGCTTTTGTCTGGAGGATGCTGCCTGACTTGACATTCCGTGGCTCTACGGACGGAACAACCCCCGCGCTGACTATGCAGCTTCTGCCTTTGCAAAACTCAGGTTCTGGGTATAACGATCCCAAATCGGTGGGCGGCACAAGCTCAGACGCTTCTCAGGCAGTCACAGCTACGCAGACATACCCAATTGACTTGGATACCTATAACGGGCAGATCTACATCCGTATCCGTGGGCGGCAGATGGCTATGCGCATTACGTCCAACCAGATTGGTACTCAGTGGCAGCTAGGTAGCCCCCGTATAGATATCCGCAATGACGGTCGTCGAGGCAGCGCATGACCTACATAGTAACTTCGGAGTACGTCCTCAATCAGGCAGTTGCCCCGCGTTTGCCTGCGGCTACGCTTGAGTACGATGTCAACTATATAAACCAGCTTAACAACGTCTTGCGGCTGTACTTCAACCAGTTGGACAATATTCTGGGGCAGATAAAGGCATCTACTGATGTTCCTCCTTTAACTAACTATACTGTTGCAACACTCCCTAGCGCAGTTACATCTGGCAAGGGAGCGCGGTCTTTTGTCACTGATGCCCTAGCGCCAGTATTTGGGTCAACCGTTGTTACTGGCGGTGCAGTTGCTGTACCTGTGTATTCTGACGGTACTAACTGGAAGGTTGGCTAATCATGCCAAATAGCGCAGCTTTTACTTCATCTGTTACCGCCGCGCCTGTAGCGGGGCCGAGTATGGCTGACCTCATGGGAGGGACAGTTCAAGTTACAAAACCGCCTAGTATTCTGGCGTTGGAGCAGCAGATTGGAGGAACAATTGTTCCTGTGTACCAAACTGGGACTATTGCTCGTGGTCAAGGTGGCGCTTCCCAAACTGTTGAATATGGCGAACCCATCGGTTACAGGATTGACCCCGGTAATAGTTCTTACGTAAATTTTGATGCTAGTGGAAATTACACTGGGACAGAAGCACGCGGTGGCGTACTTAGTGGATACGAGCCAATCATCTTAGCAGCACTAAGCGGCGGTGTATTAGGTCCATATGGGCAAGTTGGTGGGCAAGTATATAGTGCTGCAAATGCTATAAATAGCGGAAACGTTGCTGGTGGTATAGCTGGTTTATTAGGAGCTGGATCAGGTATCCCCGGGCTAGATGCTAGTACAGTAAGTACGCTACAAAACACGGCTTCAGGCATACAAGGCCTAAATGCGTTAGCGCAGGGGAACGTAGGCAATCTTATAGCTACGGGATTAGGTAATAAAACAGTAAGTGGAGCGCTGGGTACTACAGACTTAGGTGGTGGTATCACAGGTACGGATGCAGCCAACGCTGCTTTAGCGATCAATGCGGCTAATAGCGGAAACATAGCCTCTGCGATTTATTCTGTTGGAAAACTAACCAATAGTACTGATACACAAACTGCTGGCGCGGCGCTCAATGTACTTAATGCTATTCAGACTGGAAACATAGGTAATATAGCAAGTACATTCTCGACGCTACAGCAGGTCGCTAATAGCGGAAATCAGGTACTAGGTACTGGGGCTAATCTAGCTAGTATGGGCGGAGGTACTGGACTTACCCCCGGTGCAGGAGGCGAAACTACCTTAGGCTCAAATATTATTGGGTTTAATGACACCAATGCTTTAGACATAAACGCTGGAACAGGCCCCGGCGTGTATATTGGCCCAAGAGAATTATATGCAGGCCAAGGAATACTAGATACAACTAAGTATGATAATTTATTCAACACTACTACATTAGCACCCATAACTGCTTCAACAACCGTTGTTACAGCAGCACCAATAGCTAATGCAGGGGGATATGACGCTAGTGAATTCTCTAATTTAGGTGGTGCATACTCTCCTCAAGATATCATAAAAGCAGTTAATGCTTCTCGCGTTGCAGGTTATACAGACGACGAAATTATCCAAGGTGCGTTAGCTAACTATGGTATTGATTTATCTACTTACTTAGGTAAGGTAACAGTAACCGCCGCCCCTACAGGTAGTACTACTGACTATGTAAATAATACTAGGTCTATCCTTGATGTAGTAACTTCACCACCTGCAACGCAGCCTCCGACTACTCCTTCATTGTCACCCGTAGAAGTAGCTGTAACGTCGGCTCCAGCTACCACGATACCTGCAACGTTGCCCCCAACGCAGCCTCCGACTACTCCTTCATTGTCACCCGTAGAAGTAGCTGTAACGTCGGCTCCAGCTACCACGATACCTGCAACGTTGCCCCCAACGCAG